AGACGAAGACGAGGGTGATATTAACTGGGAAGAGTATTACGGAGCTACACGCACTAGCTACAATACTAGCGGTGGTGTTCACGCTAACGATGGTACTCCCTTTCGAAAGAACTATGCAGGGATTGGCTTTACTTACGATGAGCAGCGTGATGCTTTCATACCTCCTCAGCCTTACCCTAGCTGGACACTAAACGAAGACACTTGTTTATGGGACTCACCTGTACCCTATCCAGAAGAAGGCATACATGAGTGGGATGAAGACAACCAAGAGTGGGTAGAAATATCATGGACAGAGTAAAACAATTCTGGCGTAGTCGTAGCAACAGATGGCAAGTCTTTGGCATAACCTTGGCGGCTCTACAAGTGTACGTCCTACAGCTTAACCTATCCGCTGAGACTATCATGTTAGCCAGTATCCTATTCGGAATGGGTGGTATCTTCTTCCGTTATCAAACAACACAAGCAATGTCAGAGAAATAAAAGGAACTTATCATGCTTGATGAACAATCGAAAGACACACTTGACGTACTTGCCGCATCAACAGGCATACTTTCTTTGGCCGCTTGGTTGCCACCTATCGCTAGTTTATTTACTATCATCTGGTTGGGTATTAGAATTTACGAATCTAAAACAGTACAAGAGATAGTTAATAGAAAATCAAAATGAATATACTGCATAGCCTTATCAATCCAATAGCAGGGCTTCTTGATAAGTTCATACAAGATAAAGATCAGAGTAATGTCTTGGCTCACCAGATTGCTACAATGGCAGAGCGTCATGCTCAGGAGCTTGCTAAAGGACAGCTTGAAGTCAACAAGGTAGAGGCGGCACATAAGAATATGTTTGTCGCAGGCTGGCGACCCGCAGTAGGTTGGATTTGTGCAATCGGAATGGCAGGTAACTTCATCTTAATTCCTATGGCTAACTTTGCATTAGCATTGTCTGAGTCTGAAGTCTCAATACCCCTTATTTCTCTATCTGAGATGATGCCTGTTCTTATGGGTATGCTAGGTCTTGGTGCTATGAGAACTGTAGAGAAGGCTAAGGGCGTACAAAGAGACAAATGAGATACTTTAAGTTAAAAGACTTTGATTGTCAGGAGACAGGCAACAATGAGATGTGTGTTGATTTTATGGATAAGCTGGATGAGTTGCGTCATGTATGCGGATTTCCGTTTATCATCACCAGTGGGTACAGGGATAAGACACATAGCATCGAAGCAAGAAAGGCAAAGGTCGGAACCCACGGACAAGGGATAGCCAGTGACATACGAATCAATAACGGTAACGAAGCGTACCAGATTATAAAGAACGCTCAGTCAATGGGCTTCAATGGGATAGGGGTAGCTAAGACCTTCATCCATGTAGACACTAGAAAGACTATGCCTGTTATCTGGACTTACTAAGTAAACTCTTTGCTGTCTTCTTAGACTTCCTGAATGCCTTGGCTGTAGGTGCGCCTTTAGACCCAACCTTACGCATCTTCTCACCAGACCCAGCGGCTATTCTCTTTCTCTTAGCGTGTATGTTTGCGTATAAACCTTTCATTATTTCTTCAACATTGATTTCTTTTTACGGTACTTCTTTCTGCCTGCCTCATCACGCAAAGCCTGTATAGCTTTTTCAGCTTGCTCTTTGTCTAGCGGCATAGAACGTGCGCGTTTAGCTTTTACTTTCTTTGGTCGTCCTACCTTACTTCCGTATGTACCCTTACCTTGTGGCATTTGATTCCCCTACCATTTAGATTTATTAGCCCAGTATGCCGCAGACATCTTACCCTTAGCGATGTTCTTAGCATGGCGAGCCTTGAATGATTTACGTCTAGCCTTTTGTTTAGCTGACTTAGGATTAGAGCCTGCACCTGATACGCCCTGCTGACCATAACGAATAGTCTTTACCTGACTACCAGATTTAGCAACAACAACGTGGGACTTAGTAGGGTGGTTAGGTGTACGCTTAGGTTTATTGTACCCAGATACGCCAATTCTTTTTAAGAGACTCTTCTTTTCCATGCTCTGATTATACCAAAAAAAGCCCCCGAAGGGGCAAAACAACACTAGGTAACACACATGAAATAGAAAATTATATTTTAGTAATCGTGTTCGAGCACGAGTCCTAAGGGGTTGTGTAACGGTAGTTAACACAGAATCTATTCTACACTAAACGTAGGGTGATGCAACTTTAATTCTTCATCTGTAGGAGGTTCAGCAAGAGCCTCTTGTTCAGCCTCTACCTCAGACCAGATTAAGTCTATCTCTTCTACTGCATAAGCAGGCAGGGCAGAGCCATACAGCACAGCCTCAAAGATCGAATCCATCTGTATTGGGATATGCTCCATCTTTAAATCAATAGCCTTGTTCCGTAAGTCATTTAAGAAATTACTCATAACAGTCTATCCTCATGGTATTTAATTAAATCATTAAACTCTTTTAACATATCTCTGTAATCAGCAGTGTACAACTTCTTGATCTTTCTCTTATCTCGATGCATCTGCCGAACAAAGTCCTCACCGTACATATCAATCATCCATAGAGTGTACTGTCCTTCAGCACTACCCTTGGACATACCAAAGGCATTACAGCCCTTGCACTGGGGGTGGACATTCTCAACCTCTAATGCCCAGTACGAACTACTACCCTTAGCTATGTAGTGACCACCATCACATTCCTTCCAGTGCATTCTCTTATCACACGATACACACTGAACCATTCCATACTCATCTGCGGCAGAGATTCTTGCCAATTTCTGTATTGCAGTCAAACACTTAGAACGTAATGTAACAGCCATAAATAACCTCATTTTACCATACCCTTTAGGGTAGATCATATTTATCCCTAAACTCGCTTAGAAAGCTCTACAAGCCCTTTAATCGCCCTTCTAGGACCCTTTACAGAGTATACCCTAGCGTTTGTTTTTCTTTTCCCATTCTTTTTGTTCATCTCTGATTAGATTCCAATAACCTTTTACAAATAATCCCATAAGTATGAGCCATGCAATGCCTAATAAAGTATCCATGTCAACTCCTAATCAGTCATATCTTTTGAGGGGAATGGTATGTGTATACCTGTTCGCTCCACTAAACCCCGATTGATAGCGTCATATACTTTAGCTACCTTGTCCGAGTGTATCTCTGTAGTAGATTCTATGTCATACATAGTGTTTTGAATCTGCTTCCAAAATGTTTTAAATGATTCTTGCGTCCACGGTATCTCGATGTCACCCTTCATAAACTTAGCGTTCATCTGGTGGTAGATACCTGCATCGTTTAGTTTCTTAGCCGCCTCTCTGAAGTAGACTTCCAGTGCCGCTTGTTGCTTTGGTGATCGTGGCTTACCAAACGTGTACCGAAAAGTAATGTACTGCTTGTCTTCAAACAACTCATCGACAAACTTCTTAAACAGTTCTTTCTTCTGTTCAGTGTTTACTGTGTACGCTTCACCCATTAGAGTTTCCTTCTTAACCATTGTGCGCTTATAAATTCAATGCGACTCTCAAACTGATTACCAAGTTCTTTCTTAACAGCCTGACCTCTTGAGGTAGGTCGAACATGGTGTGCAGAGAATGTGTCGTTTCTGCCAATTCTTTTCTGTAGCGCATTAACTTTTAGGCCAGTCATTTTAGACAGTTCAACAAGAGTGTAATCTTTACCAGTCTCAAACCCTTTTTTTTCACCAACAAATTTAATCTTTTTAATCTTTAAAAGTTCTCTATGCTTTCGCATATCAGTTAGCTCAAAGTCTTTATCTCTGCAAGACCCCTTGCCTTTTAACCTAGTAACCACTGTCGATTTAGAAAGACCAAAGGCATCTGCTAGTTCTTGCCATGAGTACATATTCCCAGACGTTAGCTTTTTGTTTTTCCCTTTGTATTCAACAAGTATTGCTTTTTTCATGTAACTCTCCTAGCTAAACATTGCTTTCATTTCATCAAGGGCTTTTCGCCCTGCTTCTTTTGCCACTGATTTATCATGTCCTATGAGTGCGGCAGGTGGCTCGTACTCACGGTGTAATGCTCTTACTCTGTTCGCATCCCTGATCGCACCAATGATAAGATCAAGGTTAGGCCAGTCAAAGTCAGAGTTAGCATTAGCACGTTGTTCTTTGATAAACACTATGCCCTTGTCTATCTCTTCACGGCTGAACTTCCCAATAGCTGTGGCGTTCATTCTCTTAGCCGCGATTAACATCTCATCAGGGAAGGTCACTGACATCTTCTTCTCGCCAAAGACAACAGATAACAATCCAAACAAGTAATTAGTTGCCTGCTTTTCCTGGGGTGTCCTCTCAGGCTCAGAAGTCGGCTTCGATGTTAAGCCACTTACTTCCCGCTGTATTAGTTGATTTATGTCTTTCATTTCTAGCTCCTGTTTTTTCCCATGTCCGCACTGCAGCCTTCCAGTCCTTCATCTTGCTCTTACCAACTACCCATCCTTTCATTGTGTAAAAGTCCATAAACGTATCAACATCAACTGTGTTTGACCTTTCTCTGCAGTAATCACTAACCCACTCTCTTGGGGGCGGTATCGTCCCCTTATTTACTTTATTATTAATTGTATTATTAACTGTAGTATTAACTTTGGTCTTTTCCTCAATAGGGTGTACATTTTTTTGTAAAGGGGTATTGGTTATTTCGTCTATACCCTCCCCATTAATTTTTATATACCTATTAAGGATTTGCTTACTACCCTCTTTGTATTGAAGTTGTACTGTAAGGTACCCTCGAGTCTTTAGTTGTCCTATCCAACCGCTTACTGTTGTCTTGTCCACTTCATAAAGATCAGCAAAGTATTGATTGCTCGCCCAGCAGTAGCCTTCTTTGTTGCACAGCGCAGTGATCTCTGCGTACAACAATCTAGCCAGTGGCTTCAACGTCTTGTCATAACGCACATCAGCAGTCAAAATAGCAAAATAGGATGGCTTTTCCATTACTCACCTACCGCAATGAACTCGCTAACCTTAACTTCACAAGCACTAGCCAGTTTAGTTAGTGTCTTCATGTTGGGAGATCGGTGGTTATTTCTAATTAAAGATAAAGTAGCAATGTCCAACCCTGCATTGACTGCAAGCTGACTTTGATTTAAGCGTAGTTCATACATAAAATGATCGATCGATTTATTGATGTCCATGTTAACTCCTTAGTAGTGAATGCGAACTGTAAATTAATTTTAATCTCTAGTCAAACTTTTGTTGACATCTAGTTAACCGTAGTTCATTATACTATGACAAACAACAATAGGAGATAGACATGAAACAGTACGAAGACCCAAACAGAACTAACCCACCTGAAGATGGCAACATCTACATTAACTTAATGTTGGAAAGTTTCTCAGACTTTGAGAGAGGCGAGTATGACTGTATACATGGTTACGAAGCGCAAGACGGAGAGTCAGCTAAATACTACAAAGGTTTTGGTAAGGCATACACCCTAGAGGCGAATGCTACAGCGAGGAGCGAACAATGAATACGAGCGAGTCAATTAAAAATCTAGCGGCATCTTTATGCAAAGCACAAGCAGAAATGGGCGGTGCAGTTAAGGATAGTAAAAATCCATTCTTTAAGTCTGATTATGCTGATCTAACTTCAGTCATTAAGGCCATTAAAGAGCCGTTTGCAAATCATGGTCTGTCTTACACTCAGTTTCCAACGAATGACGATGGTAGAATTGGTGTATCAACCTTATTAATGCATGAATCTGGAGAGTATTTGGAGCATAGCTACACACTACCCACAACTAAAGCTGATCCACAAGCGGCAGGAAGCGCCATTACTTACGCAAGACGATACGCTTTGCAGTCTATCGCAGGTATACCAACTGCTGATGATGATGCAGAGTCGGCAATGATTAGGAATAACCAGAGTAAAAATGCTGTAGTGTCTGGCGATCAGGCTAAAGAGATCAAAGGGCTAATAGAAGAGCATAAAGTAGATGTTAAAGTCTTTCTAAAGCACTTCAAAGCAACCTCAGTGGATGAAATGTTAGCTGTCCACTACTCTAAAGCTGTAGCGGCACTGAATGCTAAGGCTAATAAGTGATAATCTTAGACCATGAACAAGGAAGTGACGAGTGGTTTGCCTCAAGATTAGGTAGACCCTCTGCTTCCATGTTTAACAAGCTGATTACCTCCGCAGGCAAGGCTAGTTCTCAGGCTGATGGCTACATAAATGAGTTAATAGCTGAGAGATTAACTGGTGTTCGTGTCCCTATCTACGTGAATGAGCACATGGAGAGGGGTACAAGGCTCGAGCCTGAAGCTAGAGAAATGTATGAGTTTGTAACTGAGCAGAAAGTCACAGAATATGGGTTTATATTGGACGATTCTGAGGAGTTTGGTTGCAGCCCAGATGGTTTTGTAGGAAATGAGGGGGGCTTGGAGGTGAAATGCCCTACTGATTCCAACCTGATAGGCTATCATCGTAACAATAAATCCTTTATCAACAAATACAAACAACAAATCATGGGCTGTATGATGATTACTGGGCGTAGTTGGTGGGATTTAATGGCGTACTCTGAAGAACTACCCCACCTTATAGTAAGAGTGGAACGTGATGATGAGTACATAGAGAAGTTGGCGGCTGAAGTACAAAAGGCCGTTGATATTATTGTAAATGAAACGGAGAATTTAAAATGATAGTAGGATTATCGGTACGGATTGATGTAACAAAGATCGACAAAGAGCGACTATACAAGGGTGAAAAGGGTACTTACCTAAACCTTACCACGTTTGTGGATACTGCCGAGCAAGATCAGTATGAAAACAACGGCTTTATCAGTCAAAGTGTAGACAAAGAAGAGAGAGAGAAAGGTGTCCAGACTCCTATCTTGGGTAATGTTAAGGTTTTCCACACTGATGGGTCAGAACAGCCTAGCACTCCGCAAGCAAAGCAAGCAGTTATTGATGAGGACATTCCATTTTGAGTAAGGACATCCAGATAGGCGGAACCCATTACAAAGACCTTGAAATACAGCCCATTGATTACATCTTGGGCAACCAACTTGGATATTGCGAGGGAAATGTGGTTAAATATGTCAGCCGATGGCGTGATAAGGGTGGTATTGAGGATTTACGCAAGGCAAAACAGTACATTGATTTCTTGATAGCGGATGAAGTGAAAAAATAACCTTTTGGTATGCCACTTATTTAGAAAAGTCATTACCTAAAGGGATGGGAGGTAAGTATAATCGCGCTTCACAGACATAATGAGGTTGAAATGATTACTTACTACATAGTCCTTGTAGTGTGCGGCTTGCTTGCCATTGCAAAAGACGATTTAACAAATTCATAACGCTCTTCGGGGCGTTTTTTTGTGAGGCTCTATGAAGCATTTTATTATTCCAGATACTCAAGTTAAACCCAATACACCGACTGACCATTTGACATGGGCAGGGAAATACGCGGCAGAAAAGAAACCCGATGTTATTGTGCATTGCGGAGACCATTGGGACATGGAATCTCTTTCGTCATACGACAAGGGCAAGAAATCATTTGAGGGTAGGCGGTATTCTAAAGACATAGACGCAGGCATCGAAGCTATGCAGAAATTCCTTGCACCTATCAGGGCAGAGCAAAAAAGGTTGAAGGCAAACAAGCACAAGCAGTGGAACCCTAGATTAGTGTTCACGTTAGGCAACCATGAAAACAGAATCACACGCGCGATTGAAGATGATCCCATGCTTGATGGGCTGATAGGGTTTAAAGATTTTCAGCTTGAGGAAATGGGTTGGGAGGTGCATGGCTTTTTGGAATGCGTAGTCATAGATAACATTGCCTACCAACACTACTTTACCAGTGGAATAATGGGGAGACCAGTAGCTAACCCCACTTTGATGTTAAACAAAATGCACATGAGTACAGTGCAAGGCCATGTTCAAGACAGGGCTATTAGTTTTGCAAGACGTGCAGATGGCAAACAAATGATCGGAATATTTGCAGGGATATTCTACCAACATGAAGAGAATTATCTTACCCCGCATAATAACTTGTCATGGCGTGGCGTGTGGATGTTGCACGAAGTTAATGACGGCTCAGGGGATGTTATGATGGTGTCGCTTGACTACCTGCGGAACAAATACGAAGGGAAATAAAAAGCCCCCATGATGGAGGCTTGGCAGGGTTATGTTGGCTACTACAACCTCCATTTGGCGATAGATACCTTCTCACCGAATTTATTAGTTACTGTTAACCGCTCTGTCTTTATGTCGTGGCCGTCTTGTTTTAACTCGCAGATTCTGGCAGGGCATTCTAATATGCCTAGCATCTTCCAAGAGTTCAAGCGTGTCAGTGTATGCCCACGCTCCAAGTAGTCCAGTATGCGTTGTTTCTGAGTCATGTTACAGCCCTCCTACGTGCATATGGTAGCCCATGACCAACACCGCTACAGTTAGACCTGCTATAAACGATATGCTTATATCTGCTCTGTGCGTCGATCTGACGGCTTTGTCGTGTCTTTTAAGGGCTAAGTATCTCTCAGCCCTTTCGTTCCTGTTTCTAACCTTTAACGCTTCGATATTATCTAGTCTCATTGTGTAACCTCATTTTTGTTTATATGTTTAAACCAGTCTTTAGCGTCTTTTGTAGAGCTAGACAGGCAACCTTCAAGAATCCATAGGTCGCGCTCTTGATCACTATGTACCCACTCGCTTATATCGCCTCCAGTATCAATGCGAAACCCTAAACCTTCAAAGTTTCCCAAAAATAAAGAGCCTTCCGATCCTGCCTCCATTTGCACTTCTAATCCGCGACCTGCATTGAGGCCAAACATTAATATCTCTAGTTTTTCTAATGTATCAATTTTCATGCTGTCACCTCATTGTGGTAGTTAGTCATTACTTGATCAAGTGCTTCGCTGTAAGTATCAAAGAAAAGTTCTTCACCGTTTTGTCGGTTTGTGACTAGAAACTCAACGTCACTCCCAAGCATACTGCAAATATCAATGCCTTCCCCTAATGCTATGTATACATAACCGCTGTTTTCATTAAATCCAATAGCAAAATCATAATCAACTGGCTCGGCCTTATCGCCTAAATCAGCCAGTGCCTTAAAGCATTTAGATAGTCCCATTGTTTCGCAGTAAGTAAAGCTCTTTAATCCGTGTATTTGTATAGTCATGTTGTATTACCTCTTTCTGTGTGTGTGGGGTCTATTCTATCTATATGTTAACAACTGTCAATAATGAATACATCGTTTTTTATATCGAATTCTTATAAGGATAAGCAATAAACTCACTTTTACTCATATAAAAGGGCTAAATAGGGTATAATTGGTTAAATTATGATCAATCTGGTCAAAAAATGATCAATCTAATCAATGGTGTAGGAATAAATAATATAGAGGATTACATAATATGGCACGTCCCAAGGGAGCACTAGGCAAAAACAAAGCATTTTTACTCAACAGGCTTAAATCCATTTACGGAGATAGCTTTGACCCCATAATGAAGGCGGCAGAACAGGCTCATACCCTCGACCAGTTGGCGCAGGAAGATCCATCGGTAGCCAATCAGCGTGACTCTATAGCGTCATGGCTGAAGATAGCTGAGTACGTAGCACCAAAGCTAAAGGCAATAGAGCACAGTACAGGTGACACAGGACTCACAGTCAGCATACAACGCAAGAAGTATGACGGCGGAGCAAACGACAAGGACTAGGGCTGGATGGTACCCCCCCCCTCCGAAGGCGCGCGTGATGTGTATATATATGTCCCCCGCAAAAAAAAATTATGACTATACATAAGATCAGACCTGACGTAGAAGACCTCATAGAAGCTCATATAAGGCATTCTAAGGACTTTATTGTCATTTCTATAGGTGAGCTAGGGGTTGAGGTAGGAAGTACGCTTAGAAGTGAATCTGAGGTGTTTTATCTTGAATTAGCAAAAACGCTTGTAATGAAAGATTGGTTAAGGGATGATGAATAGATGATAAGTCTTAATACGGATGAACCTGTGAGTGATGCTGATTACGAATTAATTGAAGCTTTTTGTACGGCTTTAATTGATAAAGACTTATACGCGATGAAAGAAGTCTTATATGTTTTAGATGAGAAGATGTTTAGTGAGTGTGTGTGTTTAGAAGAAGAATGTATATGCGGTAGGTGGTAAGGAGGGTGGTAAATGGCAAAGAAAGGCAAAAGTTTAGTTCATAAGTTAGACAAAGAAACTAGAGATAGACACTTCCCTGAATACAATGGTGGTAAGGGTAGCTATGCTCGTAAGTCTACAGCGAGTAGTCGAGAAGTATTTAAATCTAATTACGATAAGATAGATTGGTCTAAATGAGAATCGAATACAATTTAATGCCGCAGGGACAAGTCCTGCAAGATTTCAATGATTGCCGTGCAAGAAACTCCTTTATCATGGGGCCGTTAGGTTCTGGAAAGACAGTCCAGTGTATTCTTAAACTGTTTGACCTCATGTGTGAGCAAGCTCCTGTTAAAGATAAGAAGCATAAGAACTATGGTGTACGCTTATCTAGGGTTATTGCCGCACGTAACACGTATTCTGAACTGTTCTCTACTACGATTAAAGACTGGCTAGAGATACACGGTGAGTTAGGTGACTTCAAGCAAGGTAACAAGGAGCCTCCTACACACTTCATACGGTTTAAACTAGAAGATGGCACAAGGGTAGAGTGTGATGTTGTCTTCATTGCGTTTGACCGTCCTGAACACGTTAAGAAGGCTAGGGGTATACAGACTACATGGGTGTGGTTAAACGAGACTAAGGAGCATTCTAAGGCTGTTTTAGATATGTTAGACCTTAGACATGGTAGATACCCTTCTAACAAAGAGGGTGCGCGTCCTACACATCATGGAATCATAGGAGATAGTAACGCCCCTGATGAAGATCATTGGTATTTTAAGTTAGCAGAGATAGAACGTCCTGATGACTGGTCATTCTACAGACAACAGGGAGGTGTTTTAAAAAGCGGTGAGAGCTGGATTATTAATGAAAAAGCGGAAAACCTTACTAACCTTCCTGATGGATATTATAAAAGAGGACTACAGGGGAAGACAGATGATTGGATAAAAGTTAACCTAGCCAATGAATACGGCTTTGTGTCTAACGGTAAACCTGTCCATCCTATGTATACTGATTCAGTACACTGTCAACACTTAGAGTTTACGCCTACTAAAGATCAACCTATTATCCTTGGCTTTGACTTTGGACGTACACCAGCTTGTGCGTTTATGCAGAGAACCGCCATAGGACGGTGGGTATGCTTTGATGAAGTCGTGTTAACTGACTCTGGTGCTGTTGACTTTGCACCTAGTCTTAAAAGATACATCGAAGAAGTCTACCCTGATCACACGTTTAAGGGGTGGGGTGATCCATCTGGTAACAATAAGAACCAGTCTAACTCTGAAACACCTTTCCAAATCATGCGAGCCGCAGGTATTCCCTGTCAACCTACTGCCTCTAATGATCCTATGAAGCGTAGAGCCGCACTAGAAGTCCCTATGAAAGAAATGTGTATGGATGGTAAGCCTAGATTCATTGTCCTACCTAAAGCATCTATGATCCGTAAGGGTCTACAAGGTGGTTTCTGCTATCGTAGAGTCCAGACTTCAGGGGAAAGATACACTGATGAGCCTGATAAGAACGAATATTCACACCCTGTCGAGGCTTTGGAGTACGCATTACAAGGTGAGGGCGAGGGTCGTGCCGCATTAAGACGTACTGATACGTTTTCTAAACCTGTGACAGCAAAAGTACAAGTTAGTGTCTTCTAAAGTTTATGTAATTTTTGAGGATGATCAGCAAAGATGGTGGTCAAAATTCTTAAAAAAAGGCATTAGGCACTGTTATATTGTCAAACCAACGCCAAATTCTTTCATTATCTACGGAAAATCAGTCAAAAGCGTCGATTTATTTACTGTATTAGACCAAAAGAGTATAATCGAGGGTAAATATATAATGAAAAGTTATATACCGAGAGAATGCAGAAGATCATTATTTATGCTTAATACTTGTGTAGGTCACACCAAACAAATATTAGGTATCAACAATCCTTTCATTCTAACGCCATATCAATTATTAAAGCATCTAAGGAGTCACCATGAAGCGGCCTAAAGCACCAGAACCTACGGCACAAGAGAAAGCTGTAGTAGAAAGACAAAGTAGAATGCTCGATGAAGAGATGGAAGAAAGTGAGAAAAGATTAAAAGCCTTGGCTCGTGGTAAGCTAGGGTCTAAGTCTTTGTTAGCAAAAGCTGGTGGTGCAGGTGGACAATCAGGTGTTGCACGAGGATTTACTGGGGCTGGGGCTGGAGTTTTTGGAGGCGGTAGCGCAGGAAGTTCTGGGTTACGATCTGGTGCAGGATATACTGCAACTAACACTACCACAAGAAAGGCTAGATAAATGAAACTGCCAAAAGAATTAGGATCATTACAAGATTTAAAAGCAAGAGAGTCTGTAGCGTTTAACAAGATGGCCTCATGGTATGACCTATTAGATGATACTTATGAATATTTTCTTCCTAACAGAAACTTGTTTGACTCTAATACTGCTGGCTCAAAGAAAATGGATCGTATCTTTGACTCCACTGCTATTGAAGCTATCCAACAAGGAGCGAGTAAGCTACAAGAAAACATCGCCCCTATCTGGAGTAACTGGGCAACCTTTGCTCCATCTTTAAATGTTGTTAAGGCATTAGAGACTGGTGAGTTTGACGTATCTGAAGAAGACATAAGAAAAAACCTAGAAGAACAAGCAGACATTGTTTTTGATTTTATTAACCGTTCTAACTTTGCTACACAGTTCTATGAGCACTCTCTTGATCTGTTAGTCGGTACAGGTACGTTACGTATTGATGAGACTGATAACACGAATATGCCAATAGTGTTTAACGCTATTCCACAAAAAGGTATTGCGTTCGAAGAAGGGCCGTATGGTTCTATTGAGACACACTGGCGTAGGTTTAACGTAAAAGCGCGTAACCTTAAAAGACAGTGGAGAGGCTTCAAGCCCTCAGAAAATGTACAGAACTTAATAGACAATCAACCCGACGCAGAGGTAGAACTCAGTGAAGGCGTTGTGTATATGCCTAAGTCTGAGAAATACTATGGCTGTGTATGGGTTAAAGGTGAAGATCGTATAAGCTGGAAAGAAGACTTTGGCGATTCAAGCCCTTGGGTAACTGGTCGTTACTCTAAAGTTTCTGGTGAGATACGTGGTCGTGGCCCTGCTGTACAAGCACTGCCTGATGTACGCTCACTAAACAAAGTAAAAGAATTTGTACTACAGAAAGCCGCTATTGACCTGTCAGGTATGTATACAGCTACAGATGATGGCGTGACTAACCCCTACAATATAGTTATAAGTCCAGGGGTTGTTATTCCAGTTGGTTCTAACAACTCGTCTAACCCTTCTATCCAGAGATTGGACACTGGTGCTAACCTAGCATTGGCGCAATTTGAAATGCAGGAGCTACAGACTGCTATCAAACGTGCTTTGTTTAACGATCTGCGCGATCCTACTGGTGCTGTGCGTTCTGCGACAGAGGTAGCCATAGAGTCTAGGGAGTTAGCTAAGAGAATCGGTAGTGCATTTGGTCGCTTACAGACAGAAGTTCTTGTTCCTATCCTCAAGCGTGTTGTCCACATCCTTACACGTAGGGGAATACTACAGCCTTTAAAGTTAGATGGGCGTGATATTGAGATTAAGTTCTTATCGCCTCTAGCTAAAGCACAGGATGCTGAAGATATTATCAATGTCCAACAAGCAGTACAGTTTGTCTTACAGAATGCTGGCCCTGATCAAGCTAAGATTGGATTTAAGCAAGAAGACTTTGGAACATGGGTAGCGTCTAAGACTGGAATGCCTGCTGAATTGGTAAGAACACCTACTGAGAAAGCACAGGTTATTCAAGCTGGTGCAGAAGCCGCGCAAGCTGGTATGAAACCCTCGCAAGCACCGATGCCTGTTCAATGAGTTGGTCAAATATTGATCAACTTGCTGATTCAGAAGTTGCTAAAAAACAAGCAGAAATACGTAAGCGTAATGCTAGCGACTTAGCTCAAGCATACCACCGAGTCTTTACAACTGATGATGGAGCGCGTATCTTAGCAGACCTGACCAGAAGGTTTGTATATGAGAACGATACTTCTTTTGGTTCAGAAAATATTAATTATGAAGCCGCTTACCACAATGGTGAAGGTGGGGTAATTAAGTTTTTAATCAATCAAATGAAACAAGCTGAAATCAAATAAGGACTAAGTTATGTCAGAAGAA